AAATAACAAGTAAATCTAAACAACTTGGTACTACATTGTTCAAGCAATATTATGAACGCGGTGAAATTGTAAACCGTTCAATACAGTTTATGTCTCAATTGGAAAACTTCTGTGATACAAAAGGTAATGGTACATATGCTGCATCGTTTGGCCATGACGATTTGGTTATGGCACAATTGCAAATGGTATTTGTTATTGAGAACCCACAATATAAAACGTTGTGTCAAATGTTTTTAACAATGCTTGGTGAATCCGAAGGCGGTGAAGGTTACGACCCATACGCCGATATGAATGATGCACAACTTGCAATTACTGGCATGCAGGATATTTACGCTTCAATGGGCGCAGGTGCAATGATGCCTGTTGAATATCAAGACAACTTCTATTCAGGATTGGGAAATTATGATGGAGGTTTTCGCACGAATATGGCTGAAAATGCAAGACGATTAGCATCATTTGGATAATTAAGAATCACATAACTTATTGATTATCAATCTATTAAATTTTTTTCAATTTAAAATCAATTATTTGTATTGAATAAATTAATTTATATACAACTATGATTCTTAATGAAGTACAACAAAAGTGGGCAAACATCATCACCGAAGAATATGGTGTTAAAGATGCTAAGAAATTGGCTTGGATGAGTCAATATGCTCAAAACCATGAGATTTACGAAAGCGTACAAGCTTCCAGCGATGTATCTCGTGGTATTTACGCAACTCCTCTTAATACAATGGGCATGGGTAATCCTCAAATGCCTCTTAACGTAGCTGACCCTTCTAAGACAGGTCTTCCTGGTGGCAAGTTTGGTCCTCAACAAGTTGGTTCTGGTGACATTCCAATGTCAACTTTGACAATGGCTCTTGAAGTTGCTGCTATAACTATCGGTCTTGAATTGGTTCCCGTTATTCCTGCTAATGGTCCTTGGGCAATGTTGTCATATATGGACTTCCCATACGCTGGTGGTAAATTGAATGCTATTGGCAACTTGACAAACGTAGACGGTAAAGGTCCTGGCGCTGAAAACAAACCTATTTACGTTAAAGTTCCTGCTGCTTTCGCTGATGAAGCTTGGGTTGCTGTTAAGAAATTGACTCCTGCTGACAAAGCTGAAGTTACTGTATCTGATGGAGCTGATGTTAAATTGATTGGTGAATTTATCGGTGTTTCTCGTATCGATGGTTCTGTAATCTTCAAAGTTGTTTCTGCAATGGATGGCGATGAAAACGTATCAATCGCTGATGTAATGCGCGTTGCTACAGGTTTGACTATCAAACTTGGTGATACTACTTATGAAGCTACCGCTTGGACTGCTGGTGCTGTTAAGGCTGATTTGGTTGCCGCTGCTGCTGACCACGTACAAGGTTTCTCTAACTTCTTCGATGGTGGAGATGATCCTATGAGTCGTGCAGAAAACGAAACTGGTGTAGGTAACACAATCGGTGCTCGTATGTTCACCAAACTTGTTCAAATGGGTGCTTATGAAGTAACTGGTACTGTAACTCGTCAACAGCTTCAAGACATGCCTCTTTACGGTGTAGACGTAATCGGTAAAGTACTTGAGCAAATGCAAAACGAAATCTCTCAAGCTATCAACAACCGTATCCTTGACCGTGTATTCCGTCTTGGTGTTGATAATGCAGATTTCCAATATCACTATCAAGGTGTAGACTTGAACCTTTACATCAATAGCGCTCAAGACACTGAAGGAAAGAAACTTAACCAATTCACAGCTTATCATAAGTATCTTGGAATGGACGGTGCTCCTAAGTACATCGGTGCTCACACTGTTCCTAACGCAATCCAAAATACAGCTGCTGAAAACGTAACTACTCACCAACGTCGTATCATGAGCCGTGTTCTTGCTGCTGCTAACTTGATTGCAAACGTAAGCCGTAGAGGTCGTGGTCAATGGGTTGTAACTAACACTCAAATTTTGTCAGCTCTTCAAGACGCTAGCACATTTGTAGTTGCTCCTATGGTTAACACACTTTCACAAGACGGTTCTCAATCACTTTACTTCGCTGGTTCTATCGCAGGTTTGAACCTTTACGTAGATCCTTACATGACTTGGGAAGACACTCGTGTTTGCGTTGGTCGTAAGTCTAACGGTAATGATCCTGGTGTAATATTTATGCCTTATATTCTTGCAGATACTGTACAAACAGTTGCTGAAGGTACAATGGCTCCTAAGCTTTTGGTTAACAGCCGCTTCGCTATCGTTGATGCTGGTTTCCATCCTGAGCAATCATATTACACCTTCATGGTTGAAACTGCTGGTGACGGTGCTTACTTAATCTAATCAATTGAGTAAACTCAATAATCGAAAGAAGGACGAAAAAATTCGCCCTTCTTTTTTGTATATATTGGTATATATAAGAACAATTATTGAAAATAGCATTTATATGCTTTGTATGACATTAAAAAACCTTGGCAATAAAAATTATTGTCAAGGCGTGTAAAGTGTTTTATAAACGATTTATTGTGTTTTCAGTTAAAATACAAAACTTATATCCTTTTTCTTCGCACAATCGTTTTATTGTTGACCATTTTGCTTGATTGACAGCGAACGTACGTTGTGCCCACGCGTTATCAACGTCTGGCGGTTCCGTTTGACTCATTGGTTTTATTTCAACAATCATTATTGTTCCGTCATTCATTTCTACAACAAAATCAGGATAATATCGATGTTGTTTTTGGTCAACTGGATTGTAATAATGAATACATGTACATTCCGAACCCCAATGTTTTACGCTTTTGCATGATTCGCACCATATCATAAAACGTTTTTCCCAAGAAGACCTGTAAATAATTGGTTGATTGCGCAAACTTTCAAATAATTTTTTACAGGAATTTGGATTTATATATCCTTGATTAAATCTACCATTTCTTTTTGGTTTCAGGCTTTTAATATTCATAATATTATATTAAATACCACAAATCAGTTCTTGGATTGTGTTCTAACATTGTGCGTTCAGATAAGTATATAAAACGCAATCCAGGAAAATTCTTAAACAATTCGTCACAATATGGTTTGATTAGTTCACGATTTTCCTTTTTAGCCTGTTTGTCTAATTTTTTAAGTTCTTTTTTAAGTGTATTTGCGGCAGGCGTTTTTATAATATGCAAAGAATAAACATCACCTGTAACATGTATATTAAGCACATCCTTAAGTTCTATTTCGGTATTGTCAAAATGCAATATTGGACCACGGTTTCCTTCGTGATGACATTCAATTTCAATAGGTTCTATATGTTTTAATTTTTGAGGATACGCATTGATATGAGTACCGTGCATTGCGTATATTTTACATGAAGGAATTGTTTCAGTTTGTCCATCTATATATGCAACGCCATCAATTTTTGGCGGCATTTGTTCAGGGGTCATAAGATGCAATGCTTTACTGAAAAAAACATTTTGTGTAATTTCACCAAAACGTATATAATCAGGAATCTTTTCGGTTACCGTATCAAATGACAAGTTCTTTTTACCATAATTTACAACACGACCTTGAGAGTCAATTGCATATGCAGGTGTATCATTTGGACTACTCCAAAAATGTTCATCACACCATTTTTTAACTAAAACTGATTTACCTGAACCTGTACTTCTTAATATGGATTCGTATAATGTTTTCATTTTTTACGTTTAAATTTAGGTTTGTATTCTTCTTTAATTGAACAATTATAAAACATATATAATTTGTCCTTAACCCGTGATACATTCCATTTGGAGATGTCTTTGTTGAATTTCGAATCAGCAAACATATTACGCATAGATTCAACGCCCGATACATTCCATTTGGAGATGTCTTTGTTGAATTTCGAATGTTCAAACATATAATCCATGTGTTTAACGCTCGATACATTCCAATTAGATATATCTCCGTCGAATTTCGACTCGGCAAACATAAATTCCATGCGTTTCACGCAAGATACGTTCCATTTAGCTATGTTGCTATCAAAATTTGAATGTTCAAACATACCATACATATCATTAACGCTCGATACATTCCATTTAGATATGTCCCCATTGAATTCCGAATTGGAAAACATATCATGCATAGATTCAACGCTCGATACATTCCATTTAGATATATCTCCGTTGAATTTAGAATCCTGAAACATACAATTCATATTTATAACGTTCGATACATTCCATTTAGATATATCTTGATTGAATTTCGAACTATAAAACATAGAACACATATCCTTAACATTCGATACATTCCAATTAGATATATCCCCATTGAATTCCGAATCATAAAACATGCTATACATAATCTCAGCATTCGATACATTCCATTTAGATATGTCGCCGTTGAATTTCAAATTTTGAAACGTATCATGCATATCTGTCACCTCAGACGTATCAATCCAATTAAGAGAACACGTATTTCCAGCCAATTTAATAAATGTTCTGATTATAAATCTAAGATTATTATTATTGACCTTATAAACAGCAATCTCGTTCTCTAAATCATCAATCAATTTTTGGTCTGCAACGCCGCTTTCAAGCATTTTATCGATTTTTTGTGCGTAATAAAGATAATATTCTTCTTTTCCGGATTTTGTACTACTTAATATGGATTCGTATAAGGATTTCATTTTTCGAATTGCTTCA